AATCCACAATATTTTATTAATAATATTGTGGAGAAGTTGCCTATAAGACCTACTAATAATAGAGATCCAAATATAGTATTTCCAGGCCCTACTGGTAAATTTCCAATTCAATTACCAGAGTTGGATTATTTGGTTGGATATGTGATACAAAAATGCACTGATTTTAAGGACATTGATCCCAAGAACATAGAATCTTTTTACCAATTAAATGCAATATACAGTGATGTAGAGGTAAAAAGGGCATCAATACAACCTCATGTTGACACAGCATTATATGCCACAGTGTTGTATCTAAATCCAGAGGAAAATATGCAAGGCGGAACTTCATTTTTTAGTCATAGTTCTACTGGACTAACTAATATGGAGCACGTTCACAAACCATTTAAAAGAACAGAGGAGTATTGGAATCTAAGAGAGTGGACTTATGATTTTATGAAAAAATCAGAGGAGAAAATAGATTGTGATTCTTTGTTAATGGAGGATGTTTGGGAAGAAGAACATCATGTAAAAATGAAGTATAATAGAATGATTATATTTCCTTCTTATATGTGGCACAGTGCCATCATAAAAAAAGGCTGGTATAAAGATAAACCTAGAGTTTCTTTATCTGGTTTTGTTCCACCATCTAACTTAGGAGTAGAATGACTGAATGGAATTACTGGACTATATCCTTCATTTTGGGGATGTTCTTTCTACAGTCGATCATAGAAGATTGCTCGAAATATGTAGAGGAATAGAGTTTCCAGAGTATAAAATTGGATATGACAGAGAGGCCATGTATGATATGCGTGGTCATAGGAGTCAAATATTGTTATCTAAAAATAATGATGAACTGTATAACTTAGTTCATAAAATTATGATAAAAGTGATGCCCAAGATATACAAGGGTTATTCACATATAAATCCATCAAACCCTCCGTTGTTTGATAAATACTCAGGATATTGGTTATGTAAATATCCTCAAGGTGGTTACTTATCATATCATACAGACGCTGATGCTGACGCTGGTTCTGTGACAGTATCATATACTATAAATGATGATTACGAAGGTGGTGATGTGGTTTTCTGGAAGAATCACCTTATAGACAAACAGGCAAATTCTGTTCATGTTTATCCTAGTAATTTTTTATATCCACATGAAGTTAATCCTGTTACAAAGGGCGAAAGATATTCTATTATTGTTTGGTTTGCATATCAAAAAGGAGAACAATGGTTGATTTAGACAATCTAACAAAATTTTCAAAATCTGGACAATATCCAGACCTACTTAACAGTTCTGATGTTGAGAGGGTGAAAGAAATTTTAGAGGCTCACCCTGACATATTTTCTCCAAGATTAGACAGAGAGTTAGGTATAATTAAAACAAGTCCAACAAAACCCAATAGATATGGATTCAAGTTTGATGTTCCTACTGGTATAGATCAAGTGCAATTATTTGATGGCACAATACTACAAAATGCGATCTTTAAATATTTGTGTTCGGATAAGGCAGTGTATTTTGAAGAAGGCAGTACAGACACACCAATAGAGGAGTACTTATTCTTTGAACCAGTGCCTTTATTCTCCGTAACCATAGAGGCGTTATGTCAACTAACCACAGAGATTACTGGTAATTCAGATACATCTAAACTGACAGAGTTATTAAATTTACTCGAAGATGTAGTGGCAAACGATTATGAAATAGCCACACTTATACTAAGTAAAGTCAATAAGACAATAAGAATAGGATTACATAAAAGGTCTGATACTGTAGTATCCACAGAGGTTTTTAAATTTCTAGGGACTAGATCAAATACTAAGATATATCAAAGTTGCCAATCAGTGTCAATGGTAACAGAGGAGATATTATTAAATGATAGTAATAGAGTAGAATTATTTTTTGAATTTAATTCAACAGGATTAGTAAAAGAGCTTGCCTATGGATTATATCCACGTTATAATAAGAATTACAATCTACCCATAGAGGGAGAGAATTTCAATAAAGAGGTATTACACACAGCCACAGTTTCCACAGTAGTCACTAAATCAAAGACACACTCATGGTTGCCTGACAAGTGGATAGATGAAATATCTACATGGGAAAACCACCACCCAGACGCAGTTTTCGGAGTTACCATACTTACTGGAAAATTGGACGGAAATCAAACAGAGTTGATGTACGGATATTAAGTTAAAGTTACGTTGCCTGAATTACTGGTGCTAATTTTTCCACTGGTTCCGCCACCACTATATCCACCTTGACCAGCAGACCCAGCTCTAGAACCATCTCCACCTACGCCACAACTACCATATTGACCTGCTCCTGTGCCACCTGTTCCGCCTTGAGAACCGTTATCTCCAATTTGTTCAAGTCCTCCTCCTTGGCCTCCCTGACCACCTGTGCCTCCTTGCGCTGCTCTACCTGAGCCACTGGCACCCTGAGAACCCCCTGCTCCCCCAGCTCCATTGTTAGAGTTATTATTTGGTTTTTGCCATACACCATTAGCATAGTCGTAATAATATCCATTTCCCCTTCCACCAGCACCGCCAGCGCCTCCAGCACCGCCTGAACCGCCATCGCCATTACAATATTGATGAGTGTTCCAACAGAAACCACCATTACACCTACGACCCCCATTGTGACCGCCTGAACCGCCTTGGCCGCCCTTGCCGCCACCGCCGCCTCCTCCGCCACCGCCACCAACTCTACCATTATAGTGAGTGGTTGGCATTTTTATTGGAGAGGCAACGTGCATAGCAATGTTTCCTGCTTGACCAGATTGAGAAGCACCACCACCTAGACCTGGCCACCCTCTAACTGGATAAGAACCACTCTGAACCTTTACTATTATCTCTCCATTACCACCAGAGTTGATTCTTACAGCAGGGTTACTTTCATCAGCTGGCCCAATATTACCAGTGATATTAAGAGTTTTCTTTACACCCGAAATCCAAGCATTATCGCCAAACACTTCCCATCTTGCTTGTAAGTGCATCCAATTTCCATTGGCATTGCCAGTTATACCATCAACTACGTTTCTAAAATCACTGAAAGAAATTTCTCCACTCGTGGGAATATTATTATTCTGAGTTATATTTGCAATGTTCTCTCCTCTATGATACTTATCAATATTATTGTCATTCGTGCCACCAAATTTTGATTTGATGTCGCCCATTGAAATCGACCCACTTCCAAAAGTTGTACTGTAGGACATTGCCAAAGAACCATTACCAATAGTTCCTGATGTAAAATCATTTAAGACGTTATTAGATACGTCAGAGTAAGTTTTTGCTGATGTAACATCATAATTCATATCATACATTTTGTCGTCATCAAGAGGGTCGATAGAAACTATTTTATCTTTAGATGCCCCGTAGTGATTTGCAACACCTGACATATACTTGACACAATCTTTTAGGTCTTTATTGTTTTGGTAAGTAGTGCCATTCAATCTTATAATTGCATTTACATATATTACACCTTCAGTGAACACCATATCAGATATGCCGAGGTATTTGTTGAGTTCGTCCTCATCTTCTATTCGTTGTTCAGTTCCTACTATATGGATTCTCTTAGTGCCTTCAGTTGTTCTTAGTTCGTCATAGTCGTTATCAAAATACCACACATAACATTTGAAGTCTCCTACAGTTGCAAGAGTCTTGTATATTTTCTCATGCCAACAGGCATCCTTCGCCTTTGGTGCAAGTTCTGAAATTTGTAGTTCTGGATTCGAGGCAATATCGTAGTCTGCTCTCTCTTGAGTGGAACTATAATTAGTAACTTTCATTGAAATATACTATTTGACAATAGTATTTATTGTGGTAGAATATATACTGTAGAGTATTACCAAATTATGAGTCATAAAGAAGAATTGACAGAGAGAGCCACTAGATTACAGGCAGAAATTCAAGAATTGAGTAAAACTTTTGAACTCAAGAAAGAAGAGTTCTTAAAAGTTCAAGGTGCTCTAGAAATGCTACAGATTCTTGACAATGAGAAAGCAAGTAAAGAAACTTGATGATTTAATTATCAAAAAAGACAATCCCAGATTATACAAACAGATGTACAGTGAAAAAACTGTCCACTGCTGCCCCAAATGTGGTCATATGTTTGTAGAATGAAGATACTTATTTTAATCAGATGGACAATGAACCAGCTAAGTATAAAATAGACAAAGAACTATTTGAAAAATTTAGAAAGAAATTTGAGAAAGGTAATAAACCAATTATCAGAAATCTTCTTTCAAAAAGTCCTGAGTTTATTAACAATCTTTTAAAATAACACAGAAAAACAAAAAGGCAACAGCTGTTGCCAACCTAATTTACTTGATTTAGAATTAGGACATTCAATTACAAGGTTCGGAATTAATACCTAATAGTGGGTTCCTCAAAAATTCCAATACATAATGACAATCTTAGGATTTGGCAGAAATAAATCTGCAGCGGATAATAGTGACTCTAATAATGATAAAGTTGCTAAAGATGGCATAGTTCCATTAAAAGTGGAAGCTAAGTCAGCACAAAAGAAATATAAAAGAGACAAAATCAAACAGCAAAAGTGGCAAAAGAAATTAGATGACTTCATCAGATTGAATCCTGATTGTGATGATACAGGGTGTTCTGGTTACTACACAGTTCAAGAGGTAGTCGAAAACTTCAAACCAACACTAGAGAAGTGGAAAAAGCAGAAAAATAAAGGAATCAAAAAAGATGGTGCTCTTGATGAATTAAGAATCAATGCACATATCACTGGTTCTATTGCAATGAATATCGAGGATATTCTCATCAATACTTTGACTCAACGTGTAACTGGGATAAAAGAAAGCAAGATTATCAAGATGCTCAAGGAGTCAAAGGGATTCCTACATTCTAAATGTGTTATCAAATTACTTGCATATCCAAATGGAGATATGATGGTATGTTTTGATGGTATGCACAGGATAATCATGGCATACTTATGTGGTGTAAAACAAATCAAGGTTAACATTGTTGATGCTCATGACGAAACTGACACTTTCCAACAAATGTTAGATCGTGAGAGAGAATTGATCAAAGTGGAGAACATAGAAGGCGAGAAGTTAGACAAAGGAGATATTCAAAGAATAGACCAAACTTCCAATAATCTCACACCATATGAGAAGAAACTTGCTGGTCAGTTCAAAGTCTTAGATATTGGGTTCAAAGGATTTGGTGCCAAGTCAAAGAAAAATGAGTTCGGTAAGGTAGTTCCCCCTAAGTATTCATTCTCTGAATCTTATGGCAATTTCTCTGAATTAATTGAAGATACAAACTCTGTATGGTTTGTTGGGATAGGTAATATGAAAGAGTATCTTGAAATATGCCATAAGATATGGCCTGATTCCAAGAAAAGTCAGAAGTATTGTGCCATAGCAAAATGTTTGGACGTTCTTCACACACACCCAGATCTTTTTGATGAGTTTCAGAATTATTTGAAATCTAATGATTTCAAACAACATAAAGATGCTTATTGGACTAGGAAGAACATTCACAATATGGCAATCCCACACATGATTACAAGAGTGTTGGTTAGATTTAATGAGTGGTATCGTTATGAAGTCGAGGACAAGCGTGTCATCACAGATGATATGATTAAACCATTCGTAGCAGATAAAATCATGCCACAGGAAATAAGAAACCACGTTTTCTATTGCCTAGTGATGGGTAATGATTTTGATGATGAATTTCTTCTTGATACACAGCCATGATTGAAATAGATAGAGAAAACAAATTTGAAGTTCAATGCCTCCATTGTTGGAAACATCTAAAGGAGGCAACCACATTTGATGAAGATTTTGGATTTGTGCCTTGGGAGGGTTCAAGATTGGATAAGTATTCTATTGCTAGAACAGGTTATCAAAAAGTTTTTGATAGTCCCTCTGCTTATCCTAAAGTTCTTGTTAGTGGAAATGCAGTTGCCTTAAAAATGTCAGGCAACTCATCACTTTTAACCGAAGATCACTGTTATAGTCCACAAACATTTATTAACTATATTTGTGATAATCCTGAGTTATTTTTGACAGATTTTGAAGTTTTTAGGAAACTCTTTGCTAAACTTACAACTCTAATTTTAGTTACTAAAAAAGAGAATGATGCCTTGAGAGGACTAACTAGAAACAACAAAAAGAATAATAGTATTCTTATATCTTGCCCAAAACTTTTATCATACAAACATTTGGGAATTGATCTATTTAAGAGAGAACAAGGCGGCAAATGGGGCGATGCTAGACCAACTGATAACTTGATTGAAGTATCTGATAGTTTCATAGAGTATGAACAAAAGTTCTGGACACCAAAGGCACACAAATTATATGAAGAGTATGATAGAAGTTTATGATAACTTCTTACCAAAAGAGGTATTTACGCCCATTAAAGAGTATATCTTTAGTGGGCGAATGCCATGGTATTATATGCCTAACTCAGTACATGATGATGATAAATGCCCACAATTTTCACACGCATTATATGTGGATTGCGAACCAATATCTGATGTTTACAATATAATTAAACCAATATTTGCCACACTTAACCCAATAGGAATACACAGAGTTAAGTTCAATGCAACACCAAGAACTACAAAGATACAAGAGAAACCATTACACTATGATGTGACAGGGCAAGAAGATGCTGATGGTAATTATAATGATATACCAAACTTTGATATATGCGTCTTGTATATGAATGACAACAACGGATATACATATTTTGAGGACGGACAAAAGGTAGAGTCAAAGGAGAATAGAGCATTGTTATTTCCTAGTAATTTGCCTCATGCTGGTACGTCATGCACAGACACAGATTTAAGAGTGGTTCTCAACATAGACTATTGTAAGTGGAGTTAGATGGATTTATTTCCTACGTTATTAGAAGAATATGATCTCACAGGGGCGCCTGGAGTTGATGAGTTCAGAAATCATATACTTAAGAGTATAGATGACAATATGCACAGAGGGCACTCTTTGGCGGTCAATGGCGTGAGTTCTCATGGTGGTTTCGACCCACTCGGAGCGCCTGCATCACAAAGAATATTGATGGCATTTCAAGAGTGTTTGAATCATTATGTGGACAAGATGGGCAACTGGCCATGCGTGATTAGTGGTGGTTGGTATAATGTTTTGCCAAAGGGTGGATTTACAGAGAGACATAGGCATGAGTCAAGTGTTGTGAGTGGTGCATTTTATATAAAATTGCCTGAGGGAGATTGCGGAAACTTTTTTGTTGTATCGCCGTTACAACAGTATATGATGTGTCAACACTTTATCAAAGAAAGTATATATGGTGACTATTTTTATGATGTGCCTATAAAAGAAAATCACCTATACTTATTTCCTTCGTGGTTAGAACATGGTAGTAGAGTAAACAATACTGATGAGGACAGGATAACAGTAAGTTTTAATACGTCAGGCATAGCAAGGGAGTTTTTAGAGTAATGGAAGTCGTACATATACTACCAACAGCAGTGGCGATTATACCTTGCCCCTTTCATAATGATATTAAAGATATTATATTGTCAGAAGTGAAAGAACAGGAAGAGAGTATGATAGAGTTCAATGAAAAGAATGACAATTTAAAACATATTCAACATTATCCAGTATTAGAAAATGATATTAAGTATGGTAGATTTAGAAATTGGTGTGAACAACAGGCAGAAATTTATGCCAAAGAAATTCAAGGACTTTATATACCAGAGACAGTTCAAATTACAGATAGTTGGTTCAATGTTTCAAATACAGGAGGATTCCAGCATCAACATTATCATGCTAATTCTCTTATATCAGGTGTGTATTATGTCAATTTTGATGCAGAAAAAGGACACTGCCCGACTTCATTCACAAAAGATGAGAGAACTTTTATGCCTCACTCGCCTGTTTTAAATATTTTAAAAACAAAAAATACAGAATTTAATCAGAATGACGTAATTTATGCCAAGGAAGGCGAACTGGTACTATTTCCTTCACATACTACACATGGATATAGAGAGAATAAAGGAGACAACAGAGTTACTATCTCTATGAATATTATGCCAACAGTTGTGACTAATGGCGATTATGGTTGGCGGGTTACTAATCTAACGCCAAAAGAGAGATTAGATGCCTTTATAATTTCTAAAGATTTTGACGCTTGACATTGGCGTGACATGGTTGTATATTAGATACATGGGAAACAAATCCATCTGACAGCACCGATACTCTGTAACGGCTGCAGTAACTGGATTTTGTTTCTCGCACCCTATATTTTGTAGTTATGGCACTTTGGACAGCAAAAGTTATACTCAATAATAGACTCTTTTCAACAGAGTTTGAGAGTATATCGCCTTTTGGTTCTGATGCTAAAACAGAAGCAATGGGTAGATTTGGAACTGATAATGTACAGTTATTTCCAAAGTCCAATGCGTTGAGAGGTAGAGTGTGACAGTTGTAGTAGTGTCACAACATTGAGTTGCTTTAACTAAAAAATATGGTAACATTATAGATGTGGGAGAGAGGGTTTGTGTTTGTTCCTCTATCTCACATCTTTTTTTATTGGCACAAACACTATGGAGTACAATGAATCCTATCATAATTAAATCTGCCCAACAACTAGAGGCAAGTGAGTGGTTTGTCATAGCACTCAAAGACTTGAATACTGCTGTCAGAATGACAGATGTTTGTAGAAAACTACATCAGTATCAACAGAAAGGTATCATCAAATTTGATGGCGAACTTCATTATACATGGCACTATGATATGAGGTGGACAAAGACCGACCTAAAGAAAAGGGGAATTATTAAAATTAAATTTAGAAAGGGAAACAAAACTTATTGGGGGTTAGTATGAACACAGTATTAGAAACAGCACAATTAAAAGTCAATGTGTTAAAATGGACAGAGAAACTCTGCCGTGCTCTTGAACAAGATTACAGAAACTATGCCCTTCGATCTTGCATGGACAATCAGGAGAAAGTGTCATCAGAATATATGCAAGAGAGGATAAGAGAGATAGAGAATGATGATCGTAGTATGAAATTTTTTATAGAAAAAGGAAGAAAGTATTATAAGGTTTGTATGTTATGGAGAGGCACACAAGATGATGTAAGCGTACATTGCTTCGTTGATAAAAAGACAGGCGAAGTTTACAAGGCAGCAGGGTGGAAAAAACCAGCAAAATATGTTAGGTTTGATATGCGTGATGAAACACAGAGAGCAAGATTATATAATATATGTGATTGGGCGGGCGGTTATCTCTATATGAGGTAATTCTGCCACATCATCTAAATACTTAAAAACAAATAAATTATGGTTTACGATTCACTTACTTCAGACACAGAGGCACTAACGAAAGTTAAGTTAGGTCAAGTTGATAGATTAAAGAAACAACTACAAGCATCAATGAAAACTATTGGCAATCTTGATGAGAGATTGACCACACTAGAATCATTATTTCACTCTGCTTTACTCAAGCAACAAGATGACATTGCCGCACTTGTTATTGAGGTTAATACCTTAAAAGGTCAACTTGAATACAAAGATGCCGCAAGTAAATTTGACATGGACGCTGTGCCTTCTCAACCAAGTAGTGCGCCTCCAGTTGGATAGTTGCCAAACCACACACAATATGTAATACTAAATTTGAACACACAATTTTTTTATGGAAGATGAAATGATTGATCTCTATGAGATCGCTGAGAGTAATGATGATTGGATTCATTCAATAGAGGGAGTCGAGGAAGTATTCGACCCAGAGACACAGAAACTACTAGCACAGTTCTAAAACTGTCACAATGCCCCTTGAATTAAGGGGCATTTTTATTAGAATATGATTATTGACACAAACACTATGGAATTGAGAGATCATCAAAAAGACATTATTCAGTTGATGACAACAAAATCAAAAGGCAAAGTTCTTGTACCTACAGGCGGTGGTAAGACCCTATGTATGATACAAGATGCCAAGTGGCGATTCAGTATGCCTGTGCCACAGACCATAGTTGTTGTTGCTCCTAGAATATTATTGGCAAATCAATTATGTTCAGAGTTTCTTGAGCATATTGATAATGTATCTGTATGCCATGTTCATAGTGGAGATACACACCATTTCAAGACTACTAGACCAAAACAGATTCAAGAGTGGTATCACAATACTGTCAAGAATATATTGATCTTTACAACATATCATTCTCTACACAGAATACAAGAGGCGATTGATGTAGAAGTAGATACAATATATTTTGACGAGGCACACAATTCAGTACAAAAGAATTTCTTGCCTGCTGTTGATTACTTCTCACAGTATGCTAGTCGTAAGTATTTCTTTACTGCTACACCTAAAGAGAACAGAAATGCTTTGCTTGGTATGAACAACACCAAAATATTTGGTAACGTGATTGCTCAAGTGCCTGCTCCAGAGTTGATTGCTAAAGGTTATATCATACCGCCTAAAGTCAAGGCAGTAAAATATCCTATTGGTCACTATGATAGTCAGGAAGAAATTGATAAAGAAATTATCCTTGACGCTCTCAAGAATGAGGAGCACATGGACAAAGTATTGGTAACTGCTAAGTCAACTACCAATATTGCCAGACTTATCAATGGTACAAACTTTCAAGCATTATGTCACTCTATGAAGTACAACGTGCTACATATCACATCAAAGTTTGGTGCTATCATCAATGGTAAGAAAGTATCAAGAGAAACTTTTTTCAACTTAATGAACAAGTGGGGCAATGACCCTGAGAAAAAGTTTGTTATGTTTCATCACTCTATATTATCAGAGGGCATGAATGTCAGCGGACTCACTGCCGCCATATTGATGAGAAATCTTGATCTCATCACAATGGCACAGACTATTGGTAGAGTGATACGCCTTGACAAAAGTGATTCTGCCAAACTACAGACAGGAGAACTAAAACCACAGGGCGAGGGTTTCAAGAAACCATTTGGCAAGATGTTTGTGCCTGTTTACAGCAATGTAGGTATCAGCACAGAGAAACGATTACAGGGAGTTGTTGATACAATTTTCACAAAAGGAGAGGCACAAGTCTCTATCACAAATGTAAAACACTAGATAGTAAAAGGAAGCAACTGCTATGGACAAAGAAAACAGAATGGAGGCAATCCGAAATCTATCTCTAACCAAAATGGAAGAACATTATGCTAAGAGAATAGAAGAATTAATTGATGACATGAAACTGGAAGATGCTGAATCATTAGTTCAAGAAATGACCTTTGAGGGCGATGAGGGCGAGGATTGTGACCTATTTCTTGATGACCTAACTGATTGGTTAGATAATCCATTTCCAGGCACAGACTTACGTTTTTATGATAAAGATGAGTAAGGAAGATAGGCAAATCAAAAAAGAGTTGATGAATATAGTTTACCCTAATCATCTTAAATTTTTAAAGAAACTCAAAGCAGAGTTAAAACGTGACCCTAACGGACTCAAACCTAAGAGAAAAACTAGGAAGAATTATAAAAAGAAATGAATGAAAGTTTGTTATTATTTGGCATAGGAATTAATAAATTTAAAGTAACTAATTGGCAAGATAAGAAATCAAAGTTGCTCGAACTAATAGATTTTAACAATACTAAAGTACAGAGTTGCCAATCAGATTATTTTAAGTATCAATCAAGGGCACCATATTTGGAAAGTTTTGTGACAATTTTGGCGGAAGATTTGGATAATTTAGTAAATACATTCACAGAAGAATTACAAGAGCGTTATCATGGAGAATGCCCAGTTCAAAACATAGAGACTTGGGAATTATGGGCACAGAGATATACACTAGGGCAATATCATGGAGCACATAATCATGGTAATATGAAAATATCATGTGTATTATATGTTGACTTTGATGTGAATGAACATAGACCAACAAAGTTTTATGCTCCATTTACAAATCCATATATGGGTGTAATAGAAACAGTATCGCCTCCAGTTGAGGAAGGCAACATTATTGCATTTCCCTCTACTCTATTACATGAGTGCCCGCCATGTGATTCTGATGTGCCTCGAACAGTATTTTCATTTAATATACCATTGAGGTGACAGTTAAAAAAGTGGCACACAGGGGATTGTATTGTTGCCATGATGTACTATTATATAAATGTCAGGGATATGCGGTTCTACTGCCCGAAACTCGAGCGTCAGCATTGCTAGATCAGTAGTTAGTAGGGGTACAGGTGTAAGCGATTCCCAGTAGGTAAATTTGGGCGCCATGAGTGAAACTCAGATCAGTTCGCCCCGCTCCCTGACACTCTCT